AAAGATGGAAGAAATAAAAAAGACTTGCTTAAAGTGATTCATTATGCTATGCTATTATTACATTTTGATGAACATTACGGCAAACCTTCAATGACCAGTGGAAACATTGATCACAACATGCCTTAATTATGAAACTACGAGAACGTACTATGAAACTGTCTGACAAGACTTTGACTTTATTGAAAAACTTTTCATCAATCAATCAATCGATTCTTTTTAAGAAAGGTAGTTCTTTAAAGACTATCTCTGTGATGAAAAACATTTTAGCAGAGGCTACTATTGAAGAAGATCTCCCTACAGATTTTGGTATCTATGATCTTAACCAATTTTTAAATGGTCTTGGTTTGCACCAAAACCCCGATCTGGATTTTGAAAATGATGGTCATGTAGTTATTAGAGAGGGAAGATCTCGTACAAAGTATTTCTTTGCAGATCCTAATGTAATTGTTACTCCACCAGAAAAAGAAATTAATCTTACAAGTGAGGATGTTTCTTTTGAGTTGAGTACTTCTCATTTGGATAAACTTCTTAAAGCAGCAGCGATTTATCAACTTACCGATTTGGCAGTAGTTGGTGGAGATGGTGTTGTGAAGATTGTAGTTAGAGATAAGAAGAATGATACTTCTAATGATTTCTCTATTGTAGTTGGTGAGACTGAATCTACATTCTCATTTAATTTCAAGGTGGAGAATATTAAAATTCTTCCTGGTACATATGATGTGGTAGTATCTCAAAAGTTATTATCAAGGTTCACTTGTAGAGATTATGATTTGACATATTACATTGCATTAGAACCAGATTCTACATTCGGATAATGTTTATGTCTGGAGATAATTTACACGGCCAACAACCTGATATCCGTTATAGTGTAAATGTGCATGATGAAGATGAATGGAATAAAATGTCTTTAAAGGAAAAGATGGAAGTCATGTCTCCTGCCATTAAAAGGTGGGAACAAGATTTTCTTAAAAAGAATAGGAATACGTTAAGTAAAAAAGAAGTTTCAATTCTTGAAGGAAATGAATTAAAGTCCCATGAAGGGATGATCTATGGTAGAATGTATGCACAATGGAAAATTAATTCAGGTTTTGATTTTTTATGAACATATTTGTTACTGACCCTGACCCTGTTGCATCAGCACAATGCTTGCCTGATAAACATGTGGTCAAGATGCCTTTAGAAACATGTCAAATGTTATCTATTGTTGCATCAGACAAGTGGGGTCATGGTTTTGGTACACTACCTAAACTTGATGGTACTCCATACAAGACAGAGAAGGGTGCATTCCGTAATCATCCTTGCACTATCTGGGCACAGACTAACTTCCGTTGGTTAATACAGCATGGTCTTGCTTTATGTGCCGAGTATACTCACAGATATGACAAAACTCATAGTTGCCAGTATACTATAGAATATGCAGATGCATTATTTCCTGACTGTTCTATACCAACATCCTTCACTCGTGCTATGCCTGATGAGTATAAACATGACACAAGCATTAGTACTTTTGCTGCTTACAAAACTTACATTGCCAGCAAACCTTGGGTTGCATCTAATTATCTTCGTGACCCATCCAGAAAACCAAATTGGGTATGATTAGATTATGGAGGATATGGAAGTATGCGTTGGGTAGCTTTGCTGATGAAAGAACTAAACGATACGACAATCACATTGTTCTGGTACGTACTTTTATTTTCCTTTCTTATCTCATTACTAACTGTTTTATTATTAGCGGAGTAATCCGTCATTGGAATGACTTATGAGTGACTTTATCTGGGTTGAAAAATATAGACCCCAAACAATTGACGAATGTATTCTCCCAGAGAGTATTAAGAAAACCTTTATTGATTTTCTAAATAAGGGTGAGATACCGAATATGCTTCTTTCTGGGCCTCCTGGTGTTGGAAAGACTACGGTAGCAAAAGCATTGTGTAAACAGTTGGGAGTAGACTATTATGTCATCAATGGATCAGATGAGGGAAGATTTCTTGATACGGTCAGGAATAATGCCAAGAACTTCGCATCAACAGTCTCTCTATCGTCTGAGGCAAGTCATAAAGTCATCATCATCGACGAGGCAGACAATACCACTTCCGACGTACAGCTCCTTTTGCGAGCGTCTATTGAGGAGTTCGCAGGAAACTGTAGATTCATCTTTACCTGTAACTATAAAAATAAAATCATCGAACCCCTCCACTCCCGTTGTGCGGTTGTCGAGTTCGGCATCAAAGGTCAAGAGAAACCTAAAATTCAAGCAGAGTTCTTCAAGAGACTTAATACCATCTTGGAATCCGAACGGATTACCTCCGATAAGAAAGTCCTCATCGAACTCATCAGTAAGCACTTCCCAGACTGGAGAAGAATCCTAAATGAGTGTCAGAGATACTCGGTAGGTGGTAAGATAGATAGTGGAATACTTGCAACATTTTCAGACGTTAGTGTGAATGATCTCGTTAAGAATCTTAAGGAGAAGAATTTTCCAGAAGTACGTAAGTGGGTCGTTAGTAATTTGGACAATGACTCTAGTGTACTTTTACGTCGTGTGTATGATGCTCTTAATAATGCCTTGGTTCCTAATACTATTCCTGCCGCCGTTCTTATTATTGCAAAATACCAGTACCAGATAGCCTTTGTAGCAGATCAAGAAATAAATTTACTTGCCGCATTGACAGAGATTATGGTAGAATGTAAATTCAAATGAGTCTCAAATGAAACTTAACAAGAAACAAAGACATCAAGTTAAATCTAGGTGGTACTATATCTTCTGGGGTACTGCTACTGTTGCAGTTGTTGCTGGTCAGATATTTGTAGGGAGTGGTTTCCGTAGAATGGCAGAAAGTCTTGACGGTGTATTAGATTCTCCTATCATATTAGATATTGGTCCTCCAACGTATAACGATCCCATGATAATCAGATGAAACTTGAGTGGCCTACGATAGTATTCTTTAGTGCAATACATTTAATCTCATTGTATGCATTACAGTTTGCTACTTGGGATGCATTCTTTTTGATGATATTTTTGGGATGGGTAACTGGATGTCTTGGAGTTACTTTAGGGTATCATAGATTATTATCTCACAGATCATTTAGTGTTCCAAAATGGTTGGAAAGATTCTTCGCAACGTGTGGAGCATTAAGTGCAGAGTATGGTCCTATTAATTGGGTTGGATTGCATAGACAACATCATAAACATTCTGATAAGGGATTAGATCCACATAATATTAATAGAGGTTTCTGGTGGGCACATATAGGGTGGATGTTATTCAGAGTTCCAGGTGAAAGAAGAGTTCGTAGATATTCAGCAGATTTAAGAAAGGATCCATATTATAGATGGTTGGATAAGTGGTTCCTATTCCTACAAGTTCCTCTTGGGTTTGTTCTCTTTTGGTTAGGTGGATGGACTTATGTACTATGGGGTATACCAGTTAGAATAGTAGTAGTATATCATTTAACATGGTGTATTAATTCTGTTGTTCATACATGGGGAACACAACCATTTGATACAGGAGATAATTCACGGAACAATACTTTAATGGGATGGATTGCTTTTGGTGAAGGATGGCATAATAATCATCATGCCTTTCCTATGTCAGCAAAGCATGGTTTACAAGGACAGTTTGACTTGACTTGGTATATTATACTCTTATTAGAAAGACTTGGATTAGCAAAAAACATTCGTCTACCTTCATAATGAAAATTTCTGAATCAGATGCCACATGGGCTGCTGATCAATTTATTGATTACTTTGGACTTTTTAAAACTATTGAGGATTACATTCGTGTAACCAAAGAAGCAGCAGTTAATGAAAGAGGTAAGTCTATATTTTCTTTGAAGGATGAGTTCTTTAATGAGGACATTCATCCAGAGGAGATGGACTTTGAGGTTAAGTTTGTTGGAGAGAGATTTCAGCAGTCAGTTCCTCAAGCATATTATCATGAACTTTTAACAGCAACTTCTTCTGCAATTATTGAAAAGAATATTCCTGGTAGAGAATTGCGGTGGATGGTATATGAGAAGAATAGTGGAAAGATAATTGGGTTTATTCGTTTTGGTTCTCCTACTATCAACTCTAAACCACGTAATCAATGGTTGGGTGAACCAGCAAATCTTTCTCTTTTAAATCGTCATGCTTGTATGGGATTTGCAATAGTTCCTTCTCAACCATTTGGATATAATTATCTTGGAGGTAAGTTACTTGCCTTATTATGTGTATCTCATTTTGCAAGAGAAGAAGTAAGTAAAGTATTTGAGAAAGATATAGCATTATTTGAGACTACTTCATTGTATGGTTCTACTACCTCTGCATCCCAGTATGACGGTCTTAAACCATTCATAAGGTATAAAGGTCTAACGGATAGTAAGTTTCTTCCTTTGCTTCATAACGAGGCATTCCATCGCCTTCATGATAGGTTTACCCGATTAAATAATAATACACCTCTTACTGATAATAGAGCATCTTCTAAAAAGTTAAAAAGACAAACAAAGATGGTTTCTATTATTAAGAATAGTTTAAAGAATAAGGAGAAGTTAAAAGAGTTTAATGATGTTATTAATAATGCTTTCACTCTTACACAGAGAAAGAGAGCATATACATCTGATTATGGATATGCTAATATAAAGGAGGTTCTTCTTGGTAAAGATGATAAGTTGGTTCGTGGTCCTAACTGGGATAAGTTTCATTTGGATAATATTATTTCTTGGTGGAAGAGAAAAGCAACCAAGAGATATCAATCTCTTAAGAAAGATGGTCGCTTTAGAACTGAAGTTGAACTATGGACAGAAGATAACAATATTCAAATCATAAGATGATTGAGAAATATATTCTTCTTTCAATACTTCTTCTAGAATATTTTGTGCAGAAATTCTTATGTGGGATATACTATACTTGGCAATCATTTGGATACTGGAACTTCAATAGGAAACTACCGAAATGACTGAACTTAAAGACTGGTTAAATTCTATAAACTTTACCAAGGAGAATTTGGTGGAGGAAGACCCTGATGTTATTAAGGACTATGCTCCATATATTATCAATCGTTGTCTATCAGGAAATCTTGATTGTATCTTGTTTGTGAATGAGATGAATAAATATTCTTTCATCGATAAAGACATGCAATATTCTTTTTATCTAAATACTTTGAGGAAAAAGAAGAGATTCAGTCCCTGGCTCCGAAAGGATAAAGTCACAGATCTTGCAATCATTAAACAATACTATGGTTATAGTAACGAAAAAGCAGAAAATGCTTTGAAGATATTAACCCCTGAACAAATTAAATTCATTAAACAACGACTTGATACTGGAGGGATGAAATGACTGCAACAGCTGAGCCTATTGTGGAGTGGTCACAGGATAGCATGGTAGAGGTCATGCTAAATGAACCAGATGATTTTCTAAAGGTCCGAGAGACCTTAACAAGAATTGGAGTAGCATCTAGGAAAGAGAAGAAGTTATATCAGTCCTGCCATATTCTACATAAGCAGGGAAGATATTTTATAGTTCACTTTAAAGAACTTTTCGCACTTGATGGCAAACATGCCAACCTTACTATTAACGACGTTCAACGTAGAAATCGTATTGCTCGTCTTCTTGCTGACTGGGGTTTAATATCCATAGTCAAGGAAACTGATGTTGCTGACATAGCACCTCTTAATCAGATTAAGGTTCTTGCGTATAAGGACAAAGGAGATTGGATACTAGAACAGAAATATAATATAGGTAAGAAGACCAAACCACAGGCACAAGAAACCGAATAAAAAACTACGGGGTTCAACACCCCGTTTTTTTATGATCTGTGCTATAAATATAGATGAACGCCGAAAGGGTTCACAAAACACAAACTCGCTTATTAAGGAGCTACTATCATGGGTAACCTAGCAAGGTATCATGTCGAAAACCTTCCAGAATT